CTTATTCCAACTCGTCAATTGACAAGTTGAGGCAGACAAAAGTTTCCCACTTCTGTCTGGATACACCTGCCTCTAAGTAAGGCAAGGACGCTCCCACCCAACCGGACGATATGTCCCAGTTTGGAGCGACAGCGCGTTGGACTTTGAAGGATGGTGAGTTTTGCCTTTCACCAGCCCGCCACATCCAGGACTTCTTCTTCCTGGATGGCGCCTTGTGATTCGCGCGGAGTGGAATCGGAGAGAAGGAACTCGCTGGTCTTGCGACAGAAGTCAGAGAGCCATGGAGAAAACTATTCCATAGCCCAGGCTGATTCAGCAAGATCTCCTTACCATTACCCCTCTTTAAAGAAATGGGACCCTCACGGGTTTCCCCATCCGGACCAATCCTGTCAGAACGACAGAAAAGGAGGGAGGCAGACCTAGGCACCAACCGCTTATAAATCAAGCTGCGATTGACGTCACGGCGGAGTAAACCTCTTGAAAGGAGAGCGAACTGAGGGACACGAATGCCCGCAGACTCGGACTCCCAGGGAGGTACATACAAAACCCCGCACTGCATTTCATTGAGAAGACCAAGGAAATAATTAACGGTCTTAACAAGGGGAATTTCCCACTTCGCTGACCACAACAACAACCGATTAATGGTTGAGAAAACCGTGGCTTCGGAGGGTTTCTTAAAATAGACCCCCCTTATGTCAACGCCTTGATAAGCGTCAACACCGCAGGATTCGCGGAAATGTCCCGAGAAGAAGGACTTCTCTCGGTTAACGACGAACCCACATAGCCTCAGAAGCGTCAAGACATCGGCTTCTAAAGGCTTAGGGATTATAATGTCGTCGCCGAAGACGGCATAGTTCCCGGTGAAGGAGCACCGAGGCCGTTCTAAAGGGAAATTGTTCACTTCGGCAGCCGCGAATACAGCACCAGTAAAAAGCGCCGTCTGGAGGGCAAAAGTAAAACCGTTGCCCATCGCAGAAATAAAAGGAGCTTCTACCAGCACGTCGTCACGATG